GCCACGCGTCCCCGCATCGCTCAGGTTAGCAACGCCAGTGCTTCCGGCAGCAATGGTAATCGGAACCCGTAACACTAACGTTGCCCAGCTCATCGACACTGAACGTCCTATCTGTTCCGTTGTATGCCCACATCAAATAAGTGGTTGCGGTGCCAAAGTTGGCCGGTCCTATGCCGGTTTGAACAGTTGGCGTATTGATGTCATCGACAGCACGTATCACGCCTTCACTAGTTACGGTTTCCGTGGCCAGTAGTGTGCCAGTCTTGATCTTGGCAGCAGTAACATCTTGAATCTTGGCATCGGTAACGGCAAGGTTGTTGATCTTCGCGTTTACGATTGCTGCATCTTGTACAGCGGCTGTGCCTACAGCAAGGTTGGCGATCTTTGCAGAGTCGATGGCCGCATTTGCTATTTGTGCGGTATCTACAGCAAGATTGCCGATCTTTGCGTTAGTGATTGCCGCGTTTGCTATTGCCGCCGTGCCCACCGCAAGGTTGGCGATCTTCGTGGCCGTAACAGAGGACGACGCAAGTTTACCGGCTTCAACGGCAAGGTCTTCTAGTTTCTGGGCGTTCACGGCCAAGTCTGCAAGATTGATGCGCTGCAGTTCCCCAGTGACCTTATTGCCGGCAAGACTCACAGATCCATCGGCCAACTTGCCCGCCGTTACCGCAAGATCCGCCAGCTTAGCGCCCGACAGCAGACCACCGACAACGGTATCAGTCAGGTCTATAGCCCCGCCCGCCACGTTGTTCTGTATGAACGTCCGATCAACCGGAGCGATCTCATAAGCCCACCCACTCAGCCCGGTAATATCCACGCCGGTCTTTGTAGTGACTGCAAACTCTGCGCTTGTGTTGGTGCCGGTCTTGCCAAACAGATCAAAGGGCCGGAGCCGAACATAGTAGGTTTCGCCCTGGGTCAGACTGGACACGATATAGCTGTTGTCCGATACCGTAGCTGTTGGGTCAATAGCATTAGGGTCAAAGCCTTGCGTTTGGCTAACCCAAATATCAACGCCTGCAAAGTCCAGATCATCGGGGGCGCAGATAGCTGATCTCGATCACGCTGAAGCCTGGTACTACTGAGAGTGCGGCTAAGGGTTCGGGGGCGGTGTTGGCCACAGACAGCTTGGCCGGATTAGCAGACACCTGGTTGTTTCTGCCACGCTCAATAACCCTGATCTCAAAGTCGCGCCAAGCGCCAACCGTGCCCGTTACGCGCCGGTAGTCCTCAGCATTTTTCTCAAAGGAGTAGATATAGACAGGATCGTAAACCTGCTCAGTCCTGACGATCTGATTATCAGTCCAGATTTCAACTTGATAATCCCGGAAATACTGATCCAGTCTGCCAGCACCGGCACCGCGAAGCCCCTCAGAGCCAATCTCTACCCAGTCACCGACGGTGGATCTGCGCCATACAAACTTTGCATCCTTTCCGCCAAACTCCGTATCATTGCCTTGTTCGAACAGCTCCAAGCCGCGCACATCCGGGGCGGGTAGAACGTCAAATGGGTTTTCGTCCGTGTAATCAGGGTCAAGCACGTTGGTAGTGGTAACAATCTGTCGAAGGCCGTAGAAGTTTTCGACGCCATACACTGACACACTGCGTACCCGGATCTCGTATTGCGTGCCGTTCGCCAGTACCTGCACTTCGGCAACGCTCGGGAACTGCCAGCCTATTTTGCTGACCCTCTGCCATTCGTCTTGGCTTGGTAGCCGATACTCGGCTATGGCGTACAGGTAAGGGTCTGTCGGTGGCTCGTCAACCGTGATCACGAGCGTGGAAAACATGCCGTCGAGGGTCTTCGGCGCGTTAACGTCTTCGGTAACTGTGAAGCTATTAACGTCAGGCGCGGGCTCGCTGCTGATGATCAGCTCATACTCTGCCGACCATGGCGATACCAGGTTCCCGGTGCCTCTGGCTTTTGCCCGGAACACGATACGGTTGCCGGCATCCAGCGGTATAGGAACCTCAACGCTGCCGACCCTGGCGTCTATATCGGGCGCATTAATCCACACGCTGGACTCGCCGTCAGGTCTGCCGGGGTCCGTTTCAATGACGCCGGTTATTGGGTCTTCAACAATGTCCGAATCAATTTTGTATTGCAGGCGATACGAACGGGTAACGGTTGCAAGCCGGTCAGAGTTTAGCACCGACACATTAACAACCGCAGACAAATAATTAGACGGCCCCACGCCTGCCGAAATCTCCGGCGCTGTGGGTATCTGATTCTCTGGCCTGGGTCTAAGGTTGGTTGTGTATGCGGGTAGGGGTTCGCCATCTTCCGTATAAATCTCGTTTGCAGCGTTAACCAGCGTCACGCTTGCGCCAAGGTCTACGGATGGAGATACATTAACAACGATGCAGTCGAGCGTCTCTGATCCTGCTACGCCGTAGGACGCCAAGTCGCCCGCGATAAACTCAATGGCGCTGCCGGTTGACCATTGTCCTGCGCCGTCATAAGTTGCGGTTATCTGCTTGAACTGTGTCCCGCTGCTGACCGTCCTGACGCGCACGCCGTAAGACTGGCCAGAGACTAGGCCAAAGGTTTCATCAATCGAAAACGTACCAGCGCCAACGGACTTTACAATCCCACTACCCAGGCCCACATCAATGATGTCATTCTGCACAAGGACAAGATCGCCCCTTGCGCATGCGAGGTTTTCAATGTCTGTCGTTAGCTCATACGTCTCCCTACGAAGCCGCTTTTCAAGGTACGCAAACCGCGCATGCTTCTGCGCAAGAACCTCATTCGTGACGCCCCAAAGCTCCAGAGATTCGGTCTGTCCAATCCGGTTTGCTTCGAGAATAGCAGGGTCGTAATAGGTCCACTCGTCCAGCTCCCAGTCTTGATCCTCATTTTGAAACTCAACTGTTATGCCGTCTGATGGGTCTGGAAATTCACGCTTAGAGCTGAATCCTGAACTATTCTTAGGGGTGAATATCTGAGTCGGGATCAGCTTCTCAATGTTCTGCACGACGCTGAACTTGCCGTCGCGCATTGCAAACTCTGCGCGCCCGGTCTTCGCCACGTTATTCAGCACGGACTTCAGAGCAGCCGCTTCGTTGTTATAATTTGACGCCTCCCATCCGTCCGCGATGCAGCGCAGACGCCAAGCGTCCAAGTCCTCTAGTCTGATCCTGCTGTTGCTAACACGGGCGCGGTTAAACGGACCCTGCAACACCCATCGGTAAAGCTCTGCCGGGTTGCTGCTGGTCTTGAGTGTTTCACCAAACCAGTCGCGCCAATCGCTGTCCCAATCGTCGGGTATTACAGATTCAGCAATGACATTGACAGAATCAAGATTGCCGCTAACCTGATCGGTGGCCTTTATTTTTATAGCAAGGATAACGGGCCTGTAGTCTCCCGATGGGCTGCCGATCAGCTCATTAAAAACGAGTTTGTGGTAAGCGGCGCGTTGCGTTGCGTAAACTCCAAATTAACCGTGTCTGTCCACGGCCTATCACCAACACCAACACCTTCCTCGGGCTTCAAGTTGCGCGCCCGGATTGTTACGGTGGTCTCTGTTGGCGGGTTGCCATGAAGGGATGGGTCAAACGCAATTGACCGTGTGAAAAATTTGTTGCTACTTGACCAAGCGGAAACGCTGGCCACGCTGTAGCCTTCGGGTGCGTCCAACACCACATAGCCGTTGCCATCGTCAAACGCTATATAGCTTAATGGTACGGCCTCTTCATAAGCAAAAAGGTTTGCTTTCCCATCCCCCCAGTTCCGACTTGTCGATCCAGTCCGATACAGTACGCCGCCTTCTTTGTACAGCCGATATGGAACTGCGCCTTTATTTGCAGCCGTTTTGTTAAAATACGAGGCAGGCGTAAACCAGTCACCAGATTGGCCCTGATACTGCAGCTGTATTGCCCCGCCGCCATTTTGTCTATACCCGTCGCTGTGCATCCAGTAGAGCCCGCGAGGGTACGAAAATGTGACGTTTGTTACACCGCGACCCACTGGCACAAAACTGGACAGCCATCCGCTGCCCTCTCTCGGCAACTCGTCTTGCACATTATTCTGAGTTACGTCTCTGGACCATATATCACGCAACGTTTCGGTGTCTGAGTTGTTATACCAGTCTACCGTCGCAACCTCTACTTCCCCAAAGCTGCTTATAGGGACTTCGCCAATGCGTACGTCAGTGACGTTCATTGGCCCGTAGCCAACGCACAACAGCATCCGGTAATATTGATCCTTGCCCCGATACTCGTAGTAAGGATTGGCCGCATAAGCTGGCACAATCTTGCGCTTCCCAAGGATGTAGGGGATTGGCTCGTAGGCTTTATTCTGGTTGCTGTCGCCTTTTACACGCTTGCGCTTTTCGTTGTCAGAAACCTCGGGCTCTTCAGGGGGCGAAGAGGAAAAAAGTGGCAACTGATACAGCGAGCGCGGCAATGGCTACCCACTCTATTGGGGTTAGGCCCGACGGCACTTGGTGCAGCGTCAGGAGATCCCCCACTAACCACTTCCTGATTCCAATCATCAACCGGGTAGCCATTAACAAACGCCCGCGTGTGCTCTCTTGCAAGCCCCGTATAATCGCCAAAGATGGACTCAACTGTACGCCCTGCCTCGACAGGCTCTTGAATAGGAGATAGGAATGGAGCTTTTGAAACAACGATATTAGCGGTCATTTGCTGGCCTGTAGTTATAGAATCCAAGAATTCGCCCCTTCCATTTGATCGTGGTCACGTCATCAACTGACGGCCCTACACCTGAGCGCGTGTGTATCATCTGCCGGTTATCAAGCATGAATCCGACGTGTATCGGGTTGCCTGCTACTGACAGCAGAGCAAAGCATCCGCGCTCTGGACTCGTTACACGCTCAAAATGCTGTTGGTCGTCAAGTTGATCCGCTATGAAGTCCGCCGCGTCAGTGTCTCCACCGGGCTCATAATAAACATCGTCATAGCCCGGAACCTCGACGCCCATCAACTTACTATAACATATCTGCACCATTCCCCAGCAGTCAGCGCCCTCCATTGAGCGGCCCCCCGGAAGGTATGGAATGGCGAGAAGGTCACGAATCATTGTCTTCCCATAAAGCCGGAAACGTTTGGGGCGTGAACCGCTCACCTGGTAGCTGCACATCCAGAATCGGCTCGACCTCCAGATCAACACTGACGCCTGATCCGCTGATGCTGAATGAGGTTGACTCAAACTGAGCCGGGCCAAACTCTGCGACGTTGGGGGCGGATGCGGCAATCACCCATAGGTTAATGATGATCCTGTCGTCTGCCAGCCTGAGCCGCCTGACGATGGCTATATCCGCCGCGTCAAAGTCGATGGTGGCCCTTGGCGTACCTTCTGCCGTTTCCTCTGGCAGAGACAGGTCAAAGCGCCCCGGCTGGTAGGTTTGGGTGCTGCCCGACACATTGCTGTCGATTGATTCCGTGTTGTTTGCGTAGTAATAAAACGTGCCATCAATATTAACTTCGATCAGCACAATTGACGGATCACCAGAGGATCGGCTGTAAATGTTCTTTAAGAACGAATCGCTATAAGGCATTAGGGTTGCTTCTCCAGCGAGATTGACAGGCTCCACATTTCGCCGCCAATCGGGGTGAGGTCATACGGCTCAGTGAACTGGTAAACAGACGTTCCGCCGTAAAGGAAGTCCGGCTTGTCAAACTCTATCCCGCCGTTGTCCAGATCATCCCGGAAAAATGCCACAAACGTATCAGCCTGAGCGCGCGTGATTACATACGACTCCGAGACGCTATGGACAGCCGCCGTGAAGCGGGTTCTCTGCTTCGTCAGGCCGCCCATTGCGCTTCTGATAACCGTACTCTGTGGGATGTCTGAGAAGCCATCTACGTTTGGCGACTGGGGCAGCGAGCCGGGCCAGGTAGCCATTAGACGCGCCTCCCTTTAGATTTCAGATCAAACTTTGAGCCAAGCTGTCTATCGAACTCACCTTGCATCACCTGCCTCCGTACTGTGTCGCGTATCGTAACCTGCATCTGGCGTTGTCCTTCAGGGCCTGTTGTTTCTTGTGTCTGGACATCGTGGCCGGTTGATGTTGTGGTCTGGTCATTGATGACAACGCTCATGCCACCCCCGCCAACGCTAGACGGCGTAACAACGCCTGATCCGCCCATGGTAACAACCTCCGGGCCATTCTCGCCTACCATGTACGAGTTGCCGCCTGTTACTGAGCCGCCCATTGCGCGTGCGCCACTGTAGGTCTGTGACTGTATCTCAGCCACTTGGACTGCTGCCAGCGCACCGATTGAAAAAGCTAACGGAACCTTTAGAAATGAAGGCACGGTTGGGTCGCCAAGTGTGGAAACAATGGCTGATGCCGCAGATATTGCGGCTTGGGCAGATGCAAGATTTTGATATGCTTGGAACTGATCCTCACCGCCCTTCTGCGCAATAGCTGCAAGATTGACCAAAAAATGAAGCACTGGAACTAAGGGTGTCTGCCTGCTCTTGCTCTAGCAGTTTTGCGCCTTGGCCTTCGCTGGCAATAGCATTCATTCTTTCTTGATGCTGCCTGAACGATTCCTCTCTAAGCGCTTCTTTCTCGCCCATGCTGATGTTGAAAGAATCAATCATGTCTAGCTGGTCAGCGTACCGCGTGAATTCTGCTTGCGCGGGGTTAAGCTGTGCTCTTATTGACTCAAGCGCGGATGCCCGTTCTGCTTCGGCTTCCGTGGCGTCATCAATGGCATTTCCTAGCGCTATATATTCAGCGGCCTCGGCAGCCGTCAGCCCCTTGCTCTCAAGCTGTAGTTCTTGCTTTGTTTCTCTGATTGCCACTTCTGCTTCAGTGGCCGATACGCCCGCTTCAATCAGTGCATTATGCGCGCGTAGAAATGTTAATTCTAGCTGTATGGCAGCGGAGGCGGCACCGGTTGATCCGGTTAACCATCGGTTGATCCTGTTAAATCATCAATCTTGCCGCTTGTTTTCTCTACCTCTTCCCAGGTACTCCTTTTGATCTTTCGTGATCGCTTTGATTGAGCTTTTAGCATTGTCAATTGAAAGTTTTTCATTATCAATTTCCTGACCGTAGGGCCTTGACCACCCCCTCTCCCTCAGCCTGGTTGGCAGACCAGAATTCGATACTTTGGGCGCTTAATGATATTGCCTCTTCCGCCTCCACGATCGCGGTCTTCTGTTCCTGAATGCTTTGCTGGAACTGGGCGTTGATAAACTCTCTTTGCGCCTGAGTAGCCTCCCCAAGCTCAGCCACAAGGCCCTTGGTGTCTTCTGTTAGCTCGGTTATTCCTTCGCCAGTTCCAAACAACGCATCCCGGAAGTAATAAAGTGACGCAGCCGCAGTCAATACAATACCAACAGGCCCGCCAAGTAGCGCCATGGCAGCGCTTGCGCCTTTGGTGGCCGCCCCCATCGCCAGCATACCAGCAGTGGCCGCCGCAGATGAGCCAACCAATCGACCAAAGGCTATGTTGAGCCGAAGAGTCTGAACGGCATTAAACGCCAGTGCACCGCCACTGACGGCCAGTGCCGAGGTCAGTCTACCAGCAACCACTATTGCCAAGGCCGCTGCAACGTCTGTGGCCACATCAACGGTTTCCGAAAGGTCCGATACAGCTTGATCAACGCCACCGGCGTCCTCTGTAAGGTCTAAAAACTGTTTGCCCAGTGCGCTCACTAATGGCGACACTTCCGCCGCAAGCTGGTCAGACAGTGCATCGAATACTGATCCAACAGCATCAATCTGTTTTGCTGCATCCGTGATGTTTTGCGCGTCAACTTCAGACAGAGCAATACCAAGCGCTTCGGCCTGCTCAGCCGTGAGGGCCATAGCTGCGCCGTTGTCTATCATAAGCGGAAGCAGTCTTGAGGCGTCGGAGGCGATGGCTTCCATGAAAAAGATCATCTCACTTTGAGATAAGTTTGCTTTTTCTAGGCTGCTTACATATAGCTGGAGGGCGTCTGGCCCTGATAACTTCCTGAACTGCTCTGCGGTTACGCCAACTTTGGGGGCTATTTGCTCAAAGAAGTCGGCCATCTCACCGCCGCCGGTAGTGAGAAAGTCACCTACGCGGTCTGACATATCTTTGAGAATGTCGGAAAGCTGTCCGGCTTCGACGCCAACTGACTTGGCACCAAAGGCCATCTTTTGAAATTCTTGAACAGAAGAGTTGGCAACGCGTGCCAGTCCGACAATTTCCTTTGCCGCTTTGATCGAACTCACGGCCATTGCACCAAGTGCAGTACCGGCAGCCGCCGAAGCGGCCGCAAAGACTACCAAAGACTTGCCAAGCTCGGTTACAGTTCTGCCAGTGCTGCCAGCCTGTTTGCCGAAACGATCTAGATCTTTCCGCCCGCGCCGGATGTCGCTTGTGTCGGCTCTTACCGATAACGAATAAACATCAGCCACGATTAACACCCCCACCGGCTTGCTTGAATAGTCTCTGGAACTGTGAG